GCCGGTCCTAACTTTTCCAAACTTACTGTCGAGCCCAAGTTGAGCACGCTTGAATTCGATAAAGTCGGAAAAAGTAGGCGTCGCGCCGGCCATTTCAAATAGTGATTGCCCGCGAACGGCGGTAGTGTTAAAAAACTCAGGTGCTAAGACCTTAATTGTTCTTAATCCAGTGACCATCACTTTAGTCATTGGATATCTTTTAAAAACTAGATGTTTTGTCCTTTGTTCCACATTCTCAGCTATAACTTTGAAACGTGTTCTAAAAGTAAGTGGAAGAAGACCGAAGCCACCGAGGAATGCAGGGGTATGCAACCACAGTGCTATGCTCCGTTTTGATATACCAAGTTTATCTTTTGTTGCGGCCCATAAATCAGTAATCATTTCAATTTCATTCCGAAGACCAGTTCTATCATACCATTCCTTCCATATACCAGCCGTTGCAACAAGTTTATTGTATCCATCTAGATCTCGAAAATCAGGATAAGCCCAAATCAAACTGGCATATGCACGAGCAGGATACTGAAATACCTCTGCCTCAGTTATTATCATCTTCAAAAACTCAACTAAACCACGCGTATACCAATTCTTTGTCACATTAACCTTTAAACCCAATTTTTTAAACCAAAAAGCAATATCTGATAAACTCAAATCACTTTTGATTACTCCATCGTCACCTTGGGCATATATAGGATGAATGTCGGCTCCAATCTTTTCAACATATACTTGTGAAGCTAAATTAAATAAACTATTTGCAAAGGCAGTAAACGCGAGTCCACTGGGCACACCTTTCTTCCATTTACCAACACAATTATTATCGACATCGAAAACAGAAATGTTACCAAAAATATTTCTATTTAAGATAACACTCTCTCTTATCCTAGGATCACATTCACTTAAAACTTCAAAGAATAATTCCCAATATGTTGGAGCAATAGTGTGGTCCCACTTCTCAAAATCTATAGGTATTAATCCTTCTCCTGCTCGAAGATGTGTTTGAATATTGCTAACTTTTTCTTCACCACCACGTAATATGCCAAATCTAGAATCAATCGCTTGAAAACTAGTTTGCATATATTCCATAATATATTTTTGGTGAAGGTAAAGACCAACTGGTGCGTTAACGATATATCTCAATTTAGG